AATTTAGAACCGGGATTTGCTCTTCTGTAGGCAGCGACACCGGCTCGTGTCATACCTGCTCCAGACTTTGTAGGTCTGAAATTTTTTTTATTTCTTGCGGGCATTTTATCTTGTCTTCTCATTATCTTATGCCCATTCTTCTACCCATGAAACCACCCATCATGGCTTTTTGTCTTTTAGCAAAAGTTTTAACGTTAGTAGGTTTCCCACCCACTCCTTGGGCTACTGCTCTCTTTCGTTTGACAGCACTCGCCCTTTGTGAGTCGCTCATCCGTGTGGCTTTTGCAAGTGGGACGCATTTTGGATACTTCCGTTTGGCATCTTTCTTTTGTTTGGAACGGCCACATTTTGCGAAAGAACCATCCTTTCGCTTGCTGCCAATATCTACCCATTTTTGAGCAAACCATTTGTCAAGACCGTTTTTTGCCATAACATTACGAATTCTTTCCGTAAGCTCTGCCTTTACCTTTTTTAGCTAACTTACAAACTCTCATTCCAGATTTATACATCGCTCTTCCACCTTTAGCCATCATAGGAATACCTGCTTCTTGCATTGTTTCTTTCATTGCTCTATCTTCTGCTCTGTTAACTCCTGCATCAAAATCTTTAGCTTGTAATTGTGCTTCTTTTGATTCAGCAAGTTTCATAAATTTTTTATCAAACCTTTCCCCTAAAATATCGCCTTGATCTTTTTTTAGTATTTTTCTTCCTTTAATTATTTTTTTTTTTGATTTCTCTGTTTCCTGTCTAGCCTTTTTACCTGATGGTCTTGGTCCTGATCTAAATGCTACCATTATACTCGTCCTCCCTTCATAAATGCTCTACCTAGTCCTCTTGATGACATCCCGCCACCCTTCAGACCTTGTTTTCTTAATCTTGTAGTTGCTTCCATTAATCCGCCACCCATAGCTTTTTTTCTGCCTTTTTCTCTTTTAGAACTTCGACTTTTACCAATCATTTGTTCTACTTTTCTCACATCTCTTTTATCATCCATTGGTCCTCCCATTGAAGCAGGTTTACGTCCTTTAAAATCTTTTCTTTTTACACCAGACGGATCTTTAATTTTACCAGCACAAATTTTGCTGGCATATGCGTTCGCGTATGCTGACGGATATACCTTGAATTTTCTTTTTGCGGCCGACTTACCTCTAGGACATAGTTTAGTCATTATGCTTTCCTCGCTGTTTGTTTTGCTCTTTTAAAATTAGCTGCTGTTGGTGCACCTTTAGCACCTTTCTTACGCATCTTACCACCACGTTTTCTTTTAGCATGTATGTTTGCATATAAACCTTTACCAGCCATTATATTACCTTTTTCTTTTTCTTCTTGTTAGCTGCTGCTATAAATTTTGCTTTTGGATCTGCTTTTGTTATATTAGGATTTTTATCTAATCCATAGATAACACTCTGCATTCCTAAACTTTTAGGACCAAATGTTTTTTTAATTTTATCTACGTTTGATTTTTTCTTAGTTCCGAGTTTTAAACCAACTCTACCACCTTTAGCTTTCATTTCTTTAATTTTTTTTGATTCTTGTTCAATTCTAAATAAAGTGTTGTCTAATTTTACTTCAGAAGTTTTTCTTTTTTGTCTTGCACGTGCTAAATCTCTAGCACTTTTTTCTAATTTAGTTTCAGGAACAAATGGATTAACTTTTTTTATAGTTGGAGAAACTTTAGATCCACCACTAAGTAATTTACCTAAAAAGAATTTTGACATTATTTTTTTCCTCCGTTTCTAAAAATCTGTGTACCCTTTATACCATAAATACTTGCCACTACAAGGATCCAAAGATTAGTGAACCATGAAGGGAGCTGTGAGAACATCTCAAAAAACAATTTTACTTTGTCCATGGCTCCCGGATCATCCGATACGACTGCCCAGGCCAAAATCACGACGGGCAAACTGAGAATTATGAGGACGGCCTCGTCTTTCCAGTCTGATTGCCGGGCTTCTAACAGTTTTCCCTGGTAAGCTTCCTTACCTTCAGCCATACGAGAGGCATGCATGAGTTGTGCCTCAGACATTGCCATCTTCGTCTTCTGTTTGTTAGCGTAAATCTTACTTCCTGCAGAGACGGCTAATTTTATTGCCGATAACCACATGATTAGTACGCTTTAGAGTTTCTTTTCTTTTCTGGTAACATTCTTTTCTGACCGCCAACTGGCATTTCAGGTTTTCCTGTACCAATATAGTTAAAAGATTGGTCAGCAGTAGTTTTAGATCTAGGATCTACTTCAATACTCTGCTCTGCAACTTTAACTTCTTGTATTTTATCTAGTTTTTGCATTTATGCTCCTTTTTTGACTCCTTTTATAACACCTTTGTTCTTAGATGCATAGAATATCTTTTTACCTCTCTCTTTACCATACTGTTTCTTCATGGATTTCATAATTTTTTTACCTTTTTTGTTAAGTGGCATTAATTATCCTCTGTAATTACCGCTGCTTGCTTAACTCCGGTCTTTGCAAGGCTAACACCAGCTCTTAATTTAGCTAAATCTTCGTTTTGATCCATTTTATCTTCTGCAATCTCACCTTGTTGCATCAATCTTGCTCTTGCAAGGTCAATTTGAGCTTCATCGTTGTCTTTTTTACGTTCATTTTCCATCGCACGTAGGTCAACTTCACGTGATTTTAATTTTAGAAGAGGATCATTGTCAAATTGTGATGTAATTTGTTTTTCTTCCTTCATATACTCCTCTGTCATCTCCGCAATCAACACTGCTTTTCTTGATTCTACTTCATTTGTTAGTGCTTGAAGCTGTGCTTGTATCTGTGGATTAGTTGCAGCTTGTTGTTGCATCATCATCATTTGTTGCATTTGCTCTCTAAACTCTAATTGCACCTGTTCTTGTGCCATTAGACTAATATGTTCTAAAATATTTTTTTGTATTGCTGCCATAACCGCAGGATTATTTCTAACAATGTTAGTTGACATAAAATTTAAGTGAGCTGTCATGTGTGCTCTATGATCTTGACCAGGAAAAGCTTGAAAAGGTTTACCAGCTAAGGCATTAATGTGTTCTAAACTTGGATCCATTGGCATATTTGGTGCGGGTGGTGGTAAAACTGCATCAACATTTTTTACTCCAACTGCTTCATACATATTTCTATAAATCTGATACATGTTGTGTAGTGCAGGATTAGATGTTGCTATTTGTAATTGTGTTTGTGCTAATGTAATTCTTTGCGACATTGAAAATATATTTGGATCTGCAACTGGCACGACATCTATTCTATCATCAAAGTCTGTTTGTTTAATATTTCTCATTCCACCCACAACATCGTATGGATAGTCAGGTGGTAAATATTGTGCGACTACTTTAGATAATAATTTAAACTCTTCCTTCATCGCTGCATAACATCTTTTGTGTATAGCAGACATGACTCTTGAACCACGCTCTAATAATGCAACTGTTGTTCCAACAGCCGCTGCTTGATTACCATCACCCACTTGCATATCAGCAATAGCCGCGAATCTTTGACCAGCGGATACAACTACACCTAATAAATTTAATAATGTTTGTGATGGTTCTTTGTATGGTAATGGAAAGAATGCATCTCTTAAATTACCACCTGGTGCATCTACATCTTTAAATTCACCTGGTTGTATTGGTGATGCTTCATCTCTAACTCTTACACCTCTTTGTTTAAATCCTGCAGGTAAGTTTGATAAAGTTCCTGCATCTAATAATTGACGGAGAGCCGCCGTTGCCGTACGACTCAATCCGCCAATCATATGAATGAGTCCAAAGCCATAAAATCCTAGTCCTGGCAGAAATTTAAAATGGACAAAGTATTGGATCTTATTTTTCTTTAGATCATCGGGCGCATAGTTTCTCCGTATGGAGAGAACTAATCGGCTACCTTCCTCGACTGTTACGATGTAAGGTAATTTTATTCCTGTTGGTTCCCCTTCAGGACCAACTTCTTCAAAACCTTCTAAGTCTAAATTAACATGACACTCTAATAGAGTATACATTGTGTCCTGTTTACCAACTTTTTTAGTTCCGTCTAATTCTTTTTCTTTTTTCTCAACAGAGTTTTGTTCAACATTACCTGGTGGTGCTAAATCTATATCTCTATAAAAACCATTTACTTGTTGTTTACGTAATTCATTTTCTGACATTTTAATGACATGAATAACAGATTCTGCATCGTCTAAACTTGTTGCTGTGTATGGCACAACTAATTCATCTGCGGGTATAAATTTAGATACGACTCTACCCATCGGTACATCGTAATAAACTTTTTTAAATGTAGATCCTGCTAATGGTAAATGAAACAACATAGCATCAAACTCTGCTTCGTATTCTTTCATCTGATCCATAATTAAATAATTCATGTAATCTTTAACACGAACAGATTGTTGTTCTGTTTGTGGATTCTTAGCCCCAATAACTTGAGTTCTTACTGGTCCATCTGCGGGTAATAATTCTTTGTAAGCTTGTGCTTGAAACTGTGTCACCGCTTCTGCTAATACAGGGTGAGTTGCACCTGAAGCTCCTTGAAACGGTTCTGTTCTATTTTCATATTTAAAACCTAAAAGGTCTAACCCAGTTGTATAAGATGATTCCCAATCTTTTCTGGATGCTTTGTAGTCCATAAAATTTTGAACCATATCACCACCAATTGGTTCTAATACATCATCTGGTAAAAGTTCTGCTAAGTTATCAAAGTGTGATTCTGTTCCTGGTACGTTAATTGCACCCGGTTCATAATCTAAAGTTACGCCACCGTCTTCTTCTGGTATGACCTCGATTGGTCCTTTTTCTTCTACTGGTTCCTGAACAGCAACATCTTGTATCTCTTCTTGTGAAGGGATCTCTTCTTGTTTTCTAGTGTTCGGGAGTCCTTTGTCTATTTCTGCCATATATACTCCTAGTAGTTTCTAACACGGTTTTTAAGGGATAGCAACCCTTGTGAGTTTGGTCCTGATTCTGGTGGTGGTCCTGAATCTACGCCTGCTATTTTAGCAATACCACCGCCTGCTAATGGTTGTAAAACATTAGCACCTTGTGTTCCATAAACCTGCTCGTCACCATATATTTCAGCTTGTTGGGATAAAGGCATTTGTTTTAAATCATCTCTATAAGCTAGTATATCTTTTGCCGACACATTTTGACCTTCTGCTCTAAGTGCTTGTGCTAGATCTATTGCGTCCGAAGTTTTTAATTGCATAACATCTGTGGGCAATGTTGGGAACATATTTAAATTTAAATCCATCTGACTTGGTTGTTTTGGAAATATTCTAGTAGATTCTGTGTCTGTGTAATCACGTATCCCAGGTATACCCTCCATTTGATCTTTTAATGATTGTTTTGCAAAATTTGATTTAGCCATCTGTGTGTCTGCAATCTCTTGTCCTTTTCTATCTATAAATTGTACTATATCAGACGAAACTGTATTTTCTTGTACTGCCTTTTGTGCTGTTTGTAATTGTGCTTGTGTCATCTGTATGTCTGAAGTTAAATCGCCAATGTAATCCTCGCCACCTTGATTACTTATATCCTCTAAATTTTTTAATTTACTCTGCAAAGAATTTACCAAAGCTTGACTGTTTCTAAATTTATCCACAGCTAATTTTTGATCAGAAAATTTACCAAATTTTTCTGCCTCTATACCCGATCCAAAATCAGTTGCACCAAACGTAAGTGTGTCTATAGATTTTAAAAGAGCATTAGTTGGTTGCTCACCTAATAAAGTTCTTCCTGCCGCTTCTAATCCCACGTATGCAAGTTCTGGTATTATACCATATTTCATGAGTCCACCTACTACCACACGGCCACCTCTTAAAAGTTTTGCTGCGTCTTGTACTTGATCTGCTGTTTTAAATTTACCATCATTAAAATTTTTTGCACCACTTGCAATACAATCATCAAGACTAGCAGGTCCGGTTGCATAACCTATTCTGCCACCATCCTTGTTGCCTTTACCAAACTGCACGGCACATGTGCCATCGCCAAATGATGCTAAAAGTTTTTGTATTTTAATAGGACCAACTTCACCTCTTTCTGCCTGAGCTTTAACTATTTTTCTAAATTCTTTTTCTTGTTTTAAATCTAAAGTTGTTAAGTCTATCGCATCCTTTGACACTGGCGTTCCACCAATTTTTTTAACAATTATTGGTTCTCTTTGAATTGGCAAACCATATTCGTCTCTTGGCAAAGTAAACTGATTAAATCCTACATAACCTTTGTATTTTTTTGGTAATTTATCGATTGCACTATTTACGATCTTTTCTGCTTGAGCATTAAGTTCATCAGATCTTTTCATGTAATCCAAAGCAAGACCTTCTTGTTTATTATTCATAGCCTCTAATGCTAGTCTATTATTTTTTCTAATAGCAGCTGATATTCTGTTTAATGATTCATTAAATTTACCACCTATTTTAGAATTTATTCGTTGATTAATAATTAGAACATCATCTGTTGTTAATGGCACTCCACCTGCAATCTGTCTTATGTGATGGTAATTATATTTTTTTGTTCCTGCTGCTTTAGTTCGATCAGTTTCTTCTAAAGCTTTTGCTCTTCTATCTTTTGTGTCATATTTTTTTTTAGGATCTCTAACTCTTACTTGTTTAGGATTTTCTTTAAAATAATTATCTACAAATGTTTGTGCTTCTTTTAATGTCTCGGCACCTCTTCCAGGTATAGTAGTTTTATTTGGCCCTACTCTTGGTTTATAAAATACTTTTGTTTCACCTGTTTTTTTATTTTTATAAGTTACTTCTTTTATACCATCTTTATATGGAGTTTCTGACTGCACAAAAAATTCATCTGGCAGTGATTTAAGTTTAGCATCTTTAACTTCTTTTATAGACTTATATAGTTTTTTAATTCCTCCACCTGCACCAGTAGTTGTATATCTCACAGATCCTGTTTTATTATTTTTTATTTTAAATATTTGACTTTTATCTCTTCCTTCTCCAATAAACTCTCCTGTTGGAATTTTGTCTCTTGTATTGTCAAATTTTACAGTAGGTCCGTTCTTAAATCCAATCCGTCCACCATCAGCTTTCTGTTGTCGTTCACGTCTTATGAATGCATTGATAGCTTCTACCTCTTCAACGGTTTGTGTTTTTGGTGGGATAGGTGCTTTGTTTGCAGGAAAGACATCAGGAAGTTCTGGGTTATCTTTCTTTGCCCGAGTCAGATACTTCATCATCTGTGCGTACTTTAACGGATTCATTACTCTCCTAACATTCTAGCAATACCGCCTGCTGCGTAATCATAATCTTCTCCGGTCATCTCACCTTGTCTTCTAATTACTGCATCTGATTGAGCCTCAGGATCTTCTGTTATTCTTCTAGCCTTATCTTTTCTTTTTTTGTTTTGAACAATCTCTCTGATCGTAGGTCCTTTGCCTGTTGCAAATTCTTTTAGTTTCGATACATCAGAATCAAGATCACTGATACTAGAACCACCGATCTCATCGACTTCTAATTCATAATCATCTGGTCCATATCTTCTACCAACCGGACCTGACTCTGCTGTAGAAAACTCTGCTGCAGGTCTTGGTGCTCCTTCATCAGGTAATGGTTTTTTATATTGTAATTGAACTGGATCTTCAAAAACATTTGCATCACTCTCATACTCAACTCTTACAGCACCGTCATCGACGTCCTCTGTAACTCGAACCACGGAACCA